TTCTTAACATTGTCAACATATGCCGTGATCTGTTCCGTGCGTGCAGCCTTCACAGCATCGCCACCGAGAGCTTGCTTCAAGCTGGCACCGAAAGAAACAGCTTGCTCTGCGTATGTATTAGCAGAGATACCAGCCGAAGCAGCAGCATTCGCATATTGCTTTACAGACTCAGCTGCAGTCGTATAGAGTGTATCAACACCACCAAACGATTGTTGGAGCTTGGCCCCTTCGTCAAGAGCTGTAGCAAATACACCCTTGATAGCACTGCCAAGGGATTGAATCCCAGAAATCAGCGCACCGCTGACAATGTTAGCTCCTAAAACTGACTTAAAGACCGAACCTAGTTGCATCCCGCTTTCTGTCAGTCCGCCAACCATCCCTTTTAGACGTGCCACTCCTGATTGAGCCTTATTGCCATCCATATCAACTTGGATGACCACTTTACCATCTGCCATTTATGCCTCCTTTCTACTCGTAATAGTCATATTCATCATCTTCTTCGTCGCAATCATCATCTGGAAGACGATACTCTTTTTGTAGTTCTCGCATCTTATCAATGTACTCCTGACTGTCGCCTTTTTGCGGTTCATAAGAGCGAATTTTCACGACTTCTACAAATTTGGTTCCCTCAGGCAAGCCAACAATTAGAGCATTGAATTTCTTCCAGTGTAGCTTCCCAATTTCTTCGATTAAGTCGATTCTGTAAGCTTGCATGAAAGAAGCAAAGATATAAGCTCCGTCATGCTTCACGTTGTAGAGTCTTTTTTGTGGTGTTTCTGACGTTGTCGAGGACTTTATGACATTGCCTGCCAAGTCATACTCAACATCGTCTTCTTTCTCGCCTGTCTGGATGTGCTCTTCAAAAATTGCCTGAACAACTTCCAAGGCCTCCTCAAAACTCAAAAAATCAAAAGAAACACCCGTCAGGATCTGCAATGCAAAAAATGGGCGCATTAACTTAGGAATATCATCGTCTTTCCATAATTCAAAGACTTTCAAAACTCTATCGAACGATAAGAGCAGAGGGAAAGTCTGTTCTTTGCCTTCAATTTCTAGAACAAGCTCATCAACTAGCTTTCTAGAAATATCTAACATGGCATCACGCTAGATATTTCTTGAATGCGTCTTCTGAGTTGCGCTCTTGATATTCTTTCTGAATCCCAAGAATGGTCTGCATCAGATAGTTAAATGCGATAGTAGTATCTTCGTCTGCAAATTTATAGACTTTTTCAAATGCATCCGCACCGAATAGTTGAGTCCAACCACCTTCAACAAGTTCTTTGGCTTTTTCTGCGATTTTCTCATCGGAAAGTTTTTCAATTTTCTTCCAGTTCTTTGCTAAGCCTTCACGGAACTTATCAAGTTCCTTCACACCCTTGTCATTTGCAATGTATTCCAGCTGAAATTCTCCAAAATCAATAGGGATGATGTTACTAGCTTTTTTAATGACTACCATGTTTTTATGCTCCTTTTCAAAAATAAAAAGGCGTGATAATTCACGCCTTAGATTATCCTGGTACTACTGTTGATTTCTTAGGTTTACGAGTCCATACGACCTTAAACTTAATACTTTCATTTTCAGACGCTTCACCGTCCCCGATTTCGATACCAGAAAGACGAGCTGGTCCCTCGTATTGAGTTTTTCCAGTTGTGTCAACTTCCTTGTACCAAACCAAGAGCTCGTCGCCTACTGCATCTTCTTTTTCAGCAATGAAGTTCTGCGCTTTGTCATCAGTGTCACGAACTCCCTCAAATGAACGGCCTCGTGTCTTACTGATCACTTGTTCTTCAGGTGTTCCGTCACCAGCAAAATCTGTGAAGTCGTCTGTCTTCTCATCATTCTCTGGTGATGATGACTTGAAGCCTTTAGCAATCCAGAGGTAATCCGTAGCGGTTGGTGGAGTGTCTGGAGTCACTTCTTTGTAAGGGGCAATGTAGTGCTTGCGTTTTACGTTTTTATTTTTAACCATTATTCATTCCTTTCAATTTCAAGGCTGGCAGTTACGTCCAGCAAGTAAATGTAAAAGCCTTGCTCGTCTAAATCATTCAAGTAAGGCTTGTCGACTTTCAGACCTAAAAACTCGTAAGATCCATTCTTACTTGGCAATTCTAGGTCCATTTTTGATAGGGCAGCGTTAATCTGCCACAATGTATTATTGTTTAATTCCTGATCTCGTGACTTGATAGCAATTTCAAAAGGCAAGCTGACTGTTTGAGTTCCAGCCATGTCCTCGTCTACAACCTCTCCACCAGCTAGAGGGAATACTACTAACCCCTCTTTCTCAGCTAAATAACCGTGTTTAGACGGGATTTTGTCTTGAATGCCCTTGATATATTCAAGTAAGACCTCTGCAAAGTCATTGTTTTGGTTCATTTCAATCCCATCGCTTTCAATCCGACATCGCCCCACTTCTTAGAGTGTAGGGCAGCGGCTTTTTTATCCCATCTTGGACCAGTTCCAGGCGTAGGCCGTTGACTCAGCAACTTCTCCTTGTTAGCAAAGAAAAACCTTCTTTGTTTTTCCAAGGCTCTAAGTTGAAGATACGGTACATTATATTTTTATCGGAAGAGATAGTACCCATATCTAAGAATCTCTTTTTAGAATGGGAAAAACTCATATTGGCACCAGCTTTTACTTTAGGACTGATTTTGTATTGCAAATTCACACGTCCGCCATAACGATTGTAATCAGTATTGAGCAATATACCAGGTTCGGTGAGGTAGTTAGCCGACATAAAAGCAGAGAGGCGATCGGTACCTCCTGACACGGAGAGTTGGTGTAGCACAGTAACTGCGTCGTGAGTAGTTTCTTTGAGCCAATCGGTACCTTTACCGCGGTAAGTAGCTTGTGCAGCAGTCCATTTGTTGTAAGCTGCATTTTGGGTTTGTTCATACAAGCGGCGGGTGAGCGCAATGGTTTCTCCAGCATCGAGTAAATCCCAAGGATTGTACATATTTTTATAAGAAGTTTGGTTAGAGTACTCTACATTAAAAGCTCCTTCTTTACCTTTTTTAGTAGTGATAAGGATAACCCCATTAGCACCACGAGCTCCATAAATGGCAGTGGTAGAAGCATCTTTTAGGATTTCGATAGATTCGATGTCGTCTATACTAATTTGCGACATATTGTCGGTTTGAAATCCATCGATTACGTACAAAGGCTCATTTTCGGCACTTACTGAAGAAGCACCACGTACACGGATAGATACATTACCACCAGGTTCTAATGAGTTCTGACGTACTTGTACACCTGAGGCACGTCCTTTTAACATTTGTGACATATCGGCTACTACACCAGCTTTCACATCACCTGTTTTGATAGAGGTGATAGCACCTGCTAAGTCACGTTTTTTAGTAACACCATATCCCACTACGACTACTTCTTCCAATTTTTTTTGTTCATCAGCCAAAGCAATGAGCAAAGGTACTGGGGTATTGGCAGTTACTTTTACATTTTGGGTAACATAACCCATAAAAGACACTTCTAAGGTCTGTCCCACCGCTACATCTATGGTATATTTACCATCCATATCGGTGCTGACACCTTTGGTAGTTCCTTTCACTACTACTGAAGCACTCATCAAAGGCTCCTTAGTAGTAGCATCGCTGACAGTTCCACGAATGGTGCGTTGTTGAGCATAACTCCAACTCACTAATAATAGTAGAACTGATAAAAATAGATTTCTTTTCATACAATGGTTGTTTGTTTTTGTATCGTTTGATGACACAAAGGTATAAATAACGTGCAAAAACGATTTCTTTTGTTGTCTAAAAAAGGTATAAAATTGTCTAATAGCTACTAAATATTTGTAAATCAGTGTTTCATAAAAGGAGTAGTTTCATAAAAAAAGCTGTTCGAAAACATCAAACAGCTTTTAATGAGATAAAGTATTAACTTATTTCCAATCTTTTTTCTTGGAGGTTTTACCAATACCAGGGTTGAAGCTATTGGTTGGGTCGAGTGAATTGTAGAAGTTTTTAAGGTCGTCGTTAGCGTGATATAAGTGTCCAACGTTATGCTCGGCGGGATATTGAGCGCCACGAGTATCTAATATTTTTAACATTTCTTCCTCTATTTCTTCACAATTATAACCTTTTTTAATTACATAATCCTGATGGAATACGTGACACATAAAATGCCCGTAGTACAATTTGTGAAGAATCTTAGCATCGAGTTCAGGAGGGAGTTTTTCAAACCAATCCTCATCATTGCGACGCAAAGCGATGTCTAAAGCCACGATATCTTCTACCTCATCTTCGTGTACTGAGCGATAACGAATGGCTGCAGAAGCTACAGCAAAACGCAAGAGCATTGCTGCTTGAGCGA